TATTTACATAAGTTGCCATATTATGCTACTTCCTTCCAATTTGGATTTTGTGTTGTACTAATTATAGAGTAATTAGGTGTTTGAGAATCGTCAATTAAACTCCAAACATTTACTCCTGTTAAATCTGTTGTTCCTTGATTTCCAGTTACATCTACATCTGCATTTGCTTGTGTTGTAATTGAATTTAATGCTGATGTACCTGCTAAACCTGTAACGCTAAGATTGTTGTTAGTGATTAAAGTTTCATCACCTAAGTTTAAAGTTGATGCTACCGCAGATACGCCTGTTACTGCTGCTGCATTTACAGATACACTTCCTGTTGCACCTGTTCCAGCTTGACCTGTAACTGATAAATTATTGTTTGTTACTAAGGATTCTGTACCTAATGCACTTGTTCCTGCTACACCAGTAACTCCTACATCACCACCAGCACTTACTGCAACTGATGTGATAGCAGTTGTGCCTACTACTCCAGTAACTTCTACAGGTATAGGATTTCCCCACCCAGCTTGACCCCAAGTGCCTCTACCCCAACCTGTAATATCAGCCATATTAAGCTATTCTTATAATTGCGTTAGATGCGTCTGCTGTAGGAAATTGAATAGTAAAATCACCTGCTGTAGATGTTTTATCACCACCAAATGCTAAAACGCAAACTGCTGGATCACCTGAGGCTGATTCATTAAATATCAAACAACCATTGGCTGTTACTGTTGCATTAGAAAATGTTAAATCTGCAAAATCAGTAAATGCAGTAGTGCCTGATGTTGTTGGGTCAACTCTTGTTAAAGCTGCACCTTTAGCAGTGTAGTTTGTACCTGATGACTCATTAGATGAAGTATATGCAGTAGTAGATGCATCTAAACTAGCACTACTTGTATAAAGTGCTAAATTGAATGTACTACCACCTGAGTTTTTAAAATTATGCACACCCTCTAAAAGTTCTTTTTTAAATGATGTACACATAGCTTGTGAAATTGCCATTACAGTCTCCTAATAATATCAGCCATATCTTTATGACCTTGTTTGTCTAATAAACCTGCTACAGTAGCTCTATCACTTGCTATAGCTTGTTTCATGTAAAGTAAAATAACTGTTTGTATAGATTCTTTAAATGCTTGTGCTTGTGCTTTCACCATAGGATCAGCATTATCACTTATACTAACAATTTTATTTACTATTCTTTCAGTCCAATATTCAGGACTTAAACCTTTATTTTGTGTAGTTTCTACAACTACATCACCTATTGTTGATTCTACATCTACAGTAAACATTATGTCCTTTGTGTTCTTACAACATCATCTCTATAAGTATCAACAGTATTATCGCCTTCGCCAAGATTTTTTAATCTTACTAAGGCTTCTAAAAATCTTTTTTCATATAAAGACATCATATCAGGATCACCTTTCATATATACATATGATTCAAGTAGTGTTCCATATAATAAAGCATTTTTTGCATTAGTTGAAAGCCATGTTGTTCCACTATCTGCACCATCTGTTATTGATGCTGGTCTATAAAAATAATGTAATTCAACAGAAAAATTATTGTTTGGCGTTGGTCCTACTATAAAAGTTGTATCATCAAATAAAGCATAATGTTTTGGTAATCCTACAGTAGTAGAATTAGGATATGCTTCTCTAATAAAATTTACATCTTTATATAATAAAAATGTTTGTTCATTTGAGTTTGTAAATGATAATGAAAAATTATCAAGAAAGTCAGATGGTGTTGCAAGATACTGATTTCCCGATGTAAATGTTCCGCTTACATTTTTTCTAAATACAGGAAGATTAATTGTTTTTAATATTCTTTCTTCAGCTTGTTTAATTAAATTAGGTAAATCAGAAACAAATTGAGTTTCTGTATTTTCTAAATAATTTTGCACTAAGTTTTTTAATTCTAAATATGTCATGTTGTATTTATCTGTGCTCCCATACCTGAATGATTTGTACAATAATAATATAATGTTGGAGCACCAGATGCTATTTCTATTTGTGAATATGCACCTGAAGAACCGGGTGTTCCTGAAGTAGTTACTCCTGTTGTATATTCTGAACCGCCACCATGTGTTCCATTAGGAGTAGTAGAAAATCTTAAAGGATGTCCACTATTTGAGGAATCAGATTGATCAAATCTATAAATACTACCTTCTGATAATGTTAAATTAACATAAGCAGCAGAAGTATAACCATTAATAGCAAATTTATTTGATGAGCCTACATTATAATAAGGATGATCTGAAGGATTACCTCCTACTACAGTTACTGTATAAGTAGTAACTGAAGGAACTACAATAGTTACTGATCCAACATTTGCTGTTCCAGTAACTGCTGTTGGAGTTGCTGTATCAGATGGTGCTGGAGTAGGTGCTGGAGTAGGTGCTGGAGTTGGAGATGGAGAAGGGGTTGTTGTAACTACTCCAGATAAAGTTATTGTGCCTAACTCACCTCTCATATCCAAACCAACTGTTCTTGATCCTAAAGCTGTTATACCGCCACCTACAGGATCAAAAGCAAATAATCTTGTTGATGCGTCTTCTCCTGTATCTACTCTTGCATCATACAATGCCTGAGGATCAATCGTTGATATTATATTAACATCAAACTGTGGTTGATCTGGATCAAAACACTCAGGACAAACTCTTAAACCATTTCTAGTTTTATTTTCAACCTCATACCTGAGTTCTTTTAGTTTATATGTAAAACCACATCTATCGCATATTCCTAATGCTTTTCTACCTTGAGCATACATACTAATTATAAAAACTATAAGGAACAAATTTTACTGATGCTCTTTCTCTATCAGCATCACTAACTTCATTCCACAATTCTAAATATCTTTGTTTTAACATTGGTATTCTTGGCATAGCTTTTTCTTTCTTACAGGCTATATTATAAGCTAAACCATATGTCATACATGGTATATACCTTGTTGGCACTCCAGCATTATTTGAAGCTGGTTCTCCGGTATCTTCTATTTTTTTAATATAATAATAATGACAAGTATAAGTCTCTACACCATCAGGAGTATTCCATAATGTTAAAGTGGGAAATGTAACTCCTTTATCTAAATAATATAAACTAGGTTTACCTTTAGATAATTTATTAGCTATATGTGTATATTCACTTACAGAAATTCTTCTGAGATTTTGATCAAATTGTTTTGATGTATCACTAGCATCTGTTCTTATAAAAGCCTCTACTATCTCTAAAACATCTGTGCCTAAATTATAAGATGCTGTGCCTTCTGTTAATGCTTGTGTGCCTTCAGTTATAGTAAATAAGTTAGTGCCTTTGTTTTGCCACTCAAGAAATAATAAATCTAAGGCTCGTCTAGCTGTTCTATAGTCATAGCCTGAACGCATTTCTAGTCCGCATAATTCATATGCTTCTTCTATAATATCAGATAAATCTAAATTAAATGCTGTTGTACCGCTACTTGCCATGCTGTCTCCTAATAGCTTCTTTGCCTTTTTTAAATATACTTACTACTTGATTCTTACCCATAACCTTAGCTCTTTGCTCTCCGACTGTAAGTATTTGTATTTTTCTAGCAAAAGGTTTTTTAATTTTTTTTACTTTTGCAACTGTTGCTCTAGCATCAGCAGGTGTAGCAAACTTAATTCCTACAGTATCTTTTGGATTTTCATCAGTATATAACCTACGACCAGAGCCTTTAGGTTTTTTACCTGTTCCTTTTTTTGGGTCTTTTTTGCTTCTCATTTGTTCTATGTGGAACTTTATTTTTTTTTGATGCTGGTGCTTTTAGTGTGCTTTGTCTAAAAGCAGTTCTTGACATTACCATTTAACTTTATCCGCCCAATAAGCTGCTGACATTTTACCTTTCTTGATGTTCTTACCATGTCTAGCTTTAAAAGATTTTCTTTTAGCTTTCATGCGTTTTGATTCACCTTTCTTAGGTTTACCAGCAGTTCCTGATAATGTTCCAACCTTTTTGCCTTGCTGTCCAAATCTAATAGTTTTTATTTTGTTGCCTTCTTTTGCAACAACTATATGAGATTTTTTAGGATGGTTCGGGGTACGCTTTGGTTTATTATACCCCGATACACCTGCTCTTTTTAATCTCGAGTCTTTAGAAGCTCGGCTCACTACTAAACTCTACCGCCAACCTTTTTCTTAATAACTTCGTTGAAAGTAGGTGTCATTTTAGTATTTTTTCCACCTCTCATTTTTGATGAGTATTTAGTATTCTTACCACCTCTCATCTTTGACGAGTATTTGGTATTCTTACCACCTCTCATTTTTGATGAGTATTTAGTATTTTTACCGCCTTTCATTTTTGATGCGTATTTACTTTTTTTTGTCATTTTTTTTCACCTTTTTTGTTGTTGATTTTTTAACAGGAGCTTTCTTAGCAGTGGTCTTTTTAGCAGGGGCTTTCTTAGCTGTAGGCTTTAGTTCCTTTAGCATAGCGTCAGCTTCCTTTTCTCGTATAGGACCAGCTACTAGTTCTTCTCCATTCCAAATTAAAAATGCCGGATCACCATTCATAAAGTGTCCGTTTTCTTCTTTTCTATAAGACATAATTTACCTTAGTCAAATGATTTAATACAATGTAAAATAATAAGATATGTATCTCCAGAACTATGTCCTGTAGTTGTAAGATTAATATCTCCATTTTTACCTGACCCTGATGTGTTTCTTAATCCACCAAAAGGTGAAAAATCTAAAACTCCATCAGTGCTTGGATTTAACTCTAAGCATAATGTATCTGATGATGCGTTCCAGAATAAACCTATTTTAGTAAAACCTAAAATAGAGTAATAAACTTTTAATAACTTCACACCAGTACAAGTTAATCCTGCTACTGAACTAGAATTTAAAGAACTTACATCAACTTTAGCGACAGCACTTTCACCTGTGCCATCGCTAACATTTGTAAGCTGAACTATAAAATCTTTATCACTATCAAGAATAGTTGTTGATGTTACTGCGTCAGCCATAATTTACTCCCAATTAAGATTGGTCAGTAAATGCTGGAGCATCAGCACCTTCTTGATTGCCCCAAATATACCAATTCGTTGAATCTTTACCTAAGATATTGATTTCAAATAAACCAAAGTCAGTTAAAGTAAGAATGGAGTTTGAGTCGCCATCAGCATAAACAGAAACATTATCTGCATTAGAATCTAAATGAATTATTCCACCCAAGAAGAAATTAGTATCTGAACCTGTATCAATAATAAGGTTTTCTGTTTCTTCTGCTGCACCGCCATAAATAAATTTAAAATAAACACCGGCAGCAGGGCTTGGTAATGTAAGAGTTCTATTACCTGTAATAGCTGGAACTACATTGATACGACCACCATTTGCTGTTGCTGTTAGTGTTGTATCTGCATCAGTTAAAGCTACAGGTGCAACCTTCATACCATCACCATCAAAAGTAAATTCAGTGGTTACGGCACCTGTTGTTGAATTTTTTGAAATGACTGTAAAGCCATTTTCGGACCTAACTGGTCCAGTAAAAGTTGAGTTAGCCATTTATTTCTCCTAAAAGAAAATATCTATCATCTTGGCAAAGTCTGCTAGGGCAGTTGATAGACAATTAATAAAATCCCTAGATACGAAAAAAGGGGAGCTATTGCTCCCCTATAAGTTTAGCTTGAACCGGGTGATCCGTAAATACCAAGAGGATCAGATACACCAAATGAGTATCTTTCTCTTGCTTTATATCTCACATTACCAGTATCAAAATCACCATCCATAGAAGTTTCCATGCCTGTTCTATTGAAATGTTTCATTCCATTAGGAACATCAGTGATTAAGTAGAAAGCATTAGTATCAGTGAAATAATGATTTACCATATAACCTTCAGGTATAGCCCCGTTAGTTACGATAGCATTAATATCATTATCTGAAGTAGTAGTTCTAAATTGACTTTCTAGTATTCTAGTTGCAGTAAACTGCAAAGCAGATGGAACAAGAAGTCTTCTTGGTCTAGCTGCTATTTTCAAACCTCTTTGATCTTTAAAAGCTGCAATTTCAATAATCGCATTTTCTAAAGAAGTTTCATTAAGGTCTGCTGCTGTACTAGGTCTATTAGAGTTTTTACCTCCATCCACTAAAGGATGCCCATCACCACCAGTTACACCATCACCATCTGCGGTAAATAAGTTTACTCCATCTCCAGATTGGAAACTATTTGTAAACCCATTATTGAGTGGAAATGCAGCTTTGACTTGTTTTGTGTAAGCCATAGCTCTTGCAAGTGCTTTAGTATATCTTGCAGATAAAGAATCATATAAATTATCCTCTATAGCTTCTTCTGTGATTGCAAAACCTAAAGCAATGGTTTCGTGGTTATACCTTGCTGTAAAGCTCTCTTGTGCTGAATCATAAGTGATTGCAGAACCTTCGTCTTTAACAACCGCCTGACCAAATCCACTTAACTGAACTTCTTCCTCGAATGAACGATCTGAATTTTCAGTTTCATAGATCATGGTGTGCTCGTCTTCATACTTTTCATACTCCATCCCAAACAAAGCGTTAAGTCCGGGTAGGAGTTCTTTTAACATTTGTGCTCTTGAAATAGCCATATTATTCTCCTAAATTAAACGCCAGTTGTGTTATCGAGTTGATGTCCTGCATTAAATTTAACAATGACATCGGTGAAAGAATCACCAACAGAACTATCCGGTCCATCTACGAACTGCATAATTCTAAGTGGTAATGTATTGGTTGTAGCAATGGTAGATGAATCTACAGCATTTTTACTACGACCAATCGTAGTGCTTCCTGCGGTTTGAACCACAGCAACATTGTTACCTAAAGCTGTCTGTGCAAGAGAAGCATCTCCTTGCATTTTCATTTCTAGGTAAGGATCATCAACAACATACGCACTAATATCACTTGCTGCTAATGAAGCAGGATATGTCTGTGAGAATGTTTTTTGATTTGTATTTGGATCAGTGTATGAAACACCTACAAATACTCCTATGGGGGTTAATGAAGTAGTGCCGGTGTCTTTTTCAACTGTACCGGAAGATACTATCTTCACAAAATCTCCATAGAATATAGCGGTACCATAACCAGAGGCTATTTTGTAATGTCTAACTTTTCCTGTAAAGGAACCATTAGAACTAATACAACCTACTGGTTCTGCACCTGTTGGGGTAGCTGAACTAGCCATTTATATTCTCCTATAAAGAGTTGTAACAACAGCCCCAAGCAAAAATTAAATATTACTTAGAGCCACCAAATGTAGTCCTACTTTTGCGATCTGGTTTTAACAGAGGCATACGAGGATCATTTTCACTTAAATAAGTGTTATCAACAGCTTCCATTTGTTCCGCAGCCATTTTTCTGTAGTAAGCATCTCTTTGATCCATAAGCTCTTTTGGAGCTTTACAAAGTAATAAACCACCTACTTCTAAATTGCCTTTTTTAGCCCACTCTGAATCCACATCTGTTACTAATTTTAATTCAGGATGATCTTCTGCTTTCACAGGTTCCCATCCCTCTCTAAATTTAGCACTTACATTAGTGTTATTAGCTTGACCTAAAACACTAGTTGCTACCCATCTAAACACCCATCCGTCTTGCGGTGTTGGGCTAGGTAGTTTTGATTGTGGTTCCCATGTTATGGGTCTTGCAGAAGCCTCTCTGGATTCTGTTTCTCTTGCTGCTCTAGTAACTTCTTCGTTTACTTTATTTTCATCTGCCATTATTTATTCTCCGTTTTTGCGAGTTGTTTGGCGTATTCTTCTATTGGTATTCCCAAACGCCTTGCGAGGGACACTTGGGTTGCTGTTAACTGTACTTTGCGAGGCATAGCACCATTATTTCTTGTTGCAGGTGCTACAACATTCGAGGGTTTTTTAGAGATCACAGTTTCTGCTTCTTCTTGAATTTCTTCAGGTTCAGCAGCTACAGCATTATCTTTGCTCTCTAAAATTTTAAAAATCTGTTCTTTGCCTTTATTAATCCTATCATAGTATTCATCAGAATTTGGATTAACACCTTCTTGTATGAGTAATTTTTTATGTAACCCCATGATAAAACCAGTGGCTTCTTCATAATCAGGATGATTAAACCATGTGTTTTCTTGCAACCATTTAGTTTGTCTAGGGTCAATAAACACTTGTGGTTGCTGAGGTTGTTGAACAGGTTGCTGTATCTGTTGTTGAGCAACTTCCTGTTGTCTTTGATAATAAGCTAATTTATCAGAAGCAGATTTCTTATCAACTTGTGCTGCAAGAATTTTTTCATTTGCCTCTAGCATTTTATCTGTATTACCAGCTTCATAAGCATCTTTAAACTCAGCTTTTGCTTGTTCTAACTCAGCACTAGACTTAGCTGTGATTTGTCCTAACAAGGCTTCTTCACCTTTATTAATTAAAGCTGATAGTCTTTTATTTTCACTTTGAACATTTGTAGCATAAGCTACAGCTTCCTCTCTTACTCGTTCGGCTGCTTCTTTTGCTCGTCTTTCTTCGTGAAACTCATACTTGATTTTATCAATGCGTTTCTGAACTTTCTCGTTAATCCCATCTATTTCTTCTTCTACATCATCAGATGCAGTTTCAGACCTTGGTGGTTTACGATCTTCAGGTGGTCTATCATCAATGACTTCTACTTGAAGTTCAGGATTGTTTTCTTCAGGAGCATCTTTATCTTTACCTATTTTATGTTTTACTCCAAAGAATTTTTCTTCTCTTGAAGTTTGCACAGGTTGTTCTACCTGTTCAACTTCCTGATTTGCGGTATTATTTTCAGACATATTAAATTACCTTTACTATTCCTCTTGGGTCTTGGACAACAGCTTCTACACTATCGTCATTGATTAAACGAAATTCTTTTCCATGCACCATAAATCTAGTGCCAGAATAAGAACGCATAATAATCCAATCGCCCTTTTTACAATAAGGACCATTTGGAAATCTGTTCTTATCTTTATAACAATCATCACCCATTTCCAAAACAAACCCTATGATAGAACCAACTTCTTCAACTCTACGAGTTTCAGATGCCTTAATGATTCCACCTTTGGTAGCTTCTTCAATTTCAGGTAATGCGATTAGAATTTTGTATCCCTTCGGAACAGGGAGTTGTTTAGCTTTGTCTGTTGCTTCAACCTCTTTTGGTTGAATATCTTTTGCAGGTTTTGTCATATTTTCTCCTGTGCACTAGATTAGGTCTAGGTCCTTGCGTCAATGTTGACGATCTACTATTTGTAATAGGTCGAGTATATCTCTTTCTACTAAGGCAAGTCCAGATATTACACCTGTTAAATATCTGTATTCCTCAAAATTTTTACATCCACCACCGGATAAATGATCAGCATGTTCATTCATATGCTCACGAATCTTCTTCTGTATAGCTTCTACTATGTTTTCAGTTGATCCACTCACTCGTTATCCAGTAATGTTTCTGCTATATCTTTGCCTATCTTAGCACCTTCTATTTGTTCTTTGCTAGATATTTTTTTACTTTCTGTAGCAGCTTTTAATCCTATGTTAGCACCAGCTATGCGTTCTTGTGAAGCTATCCTTTCTTTTTCAACTTCAGTGGTTGCTTTAGCTTTTTCTAAATCAAGAGCAATTCTCTCTGCATCAGCTTTCATTTTTCTTTGGACTTCAGCTTGTCTAATGTCTAACTCTCTTTCTCTTTGCTGTATTACAGGGTCTTCTAGTTGCTCTCTAATTTCTTCTTGTCTTTCATCTGCTTGACTTGAAGCTAAAACTCTTTCAGCAGCTTCAGATACAAGTTCTGATAAACGCAGTTCAATATCTTCTGGTAGCGGTTCATCAGGCGGTGGCAATGGTGCACCAAGTTGTTTTTCAATTTCTTTACGATATTGAAAAGCTATGTGTTCTGTTACATGCTCTGTAAACGCAGCTAAGATAGCATTAGCATTAGGGCTTTGTCCTACCATTTCTCTCATCTTAGGATCGTTCATAGCAGCCATGTGAACTTTAATATGTGCTTCGTGATCCTGATACATAAATGCTTTAACAGGTTTTCTATTTAATAAATTCATATTTTCTGATACTGGATCAGTAGGTGCTATCTCAGTTTCAAGTGGAACAATCTTATCTGCATCTCTAATACCTAATACATCAAGCATCTGTCTATGAAGTTCTTCCATGTTATACATTTGTGGTGCTTGTTGTGATAACTGTAGTGCAGCTTGATACTGCATAATCTTTTGTGCTTTAGTAGAAGCATTAGGATCAGATACCGGTATTACATCAACTCTGCCATCAAAATCTTCTTTTAATAACTCTTTACCTTTTATACTATAAGGATATTCTGTAGGTCCAAAATCATAAATTATTTTAGATAATATTCTTAATTCATGTTTCATAGAGTTATGAATCCTGCTTTGCACTGATCCAATAACTTTTAATGATCTTTCTAATAATGCGAGTGTGGTGCCGACTGGAGCCTGATTATTCATGTCAGAGACTTTCATATCAGCTAAAGAAGCAAATCTTCTACCTTCTTCTACAATGTTTTGTAAAAGGGAGTATAAGGTAGTAGATGGTTCCTTGTAGGGGAGAAATGTAATATTATCTTTAATTGCACCACCCGGCACATCCACATCACGAAACTCTCCGGGCATAATAGGAGTATCATCGCCCTTAATTCTTAAACCTCTTGATTTTAAACCACCCGGCAAGTTAGATAGTGTTCCTGCATCTACTAGTTGTCTTAATAAACTTGTAGCAGATTTAGCTATGCCACCTATTAAGTGAACCAATCCAAAGCCATAAAATCCCATTCCGGGCAAGTATTGATAATGAACAAAGTGTTGTCTGCGTTTTTTTAATGGATCATCTTCAATAAAATTTCTGCGTATTGCTAATATTTTATTTGATTGATGATCTAAAGTAATTACATAAGGCAATGCAATACCTGTTACTTGTCCATCTTTTCTATCTTCAAAACCTTTTAAATCTAAATCAACCATCATTTCTAATATGGTGTGGCGATTATCATTTTCGTAAGTTTGTCTTTCCCCTGTTAGTTCGTTGTATTTAGACTGAATGTTTGTTAAATCATCTGAGGGTTCTTGTAAATCTACATCTTTATAAAAACCTATGACCTGTAATTTTTTAATATCATTGGTGCTTTTCTTCATTATGTGTGTAGCACGATCACAAGTTGTTAAATCAGATGCACCATAACTTACAACAAAATCTTCTGCTGGAACAAACATACTTGCAGGTCTATCCAGCATGGGATCATAATAAATTTTTCTAAATGCAGAACCTGCCAGTGGTAAATTAAATAACAGTTTTTCTGTTTCAGTTCTATATTCTGTCATTTTTTCTGTGAGCAAATAGTTTAAATAATCTTTAACTCTAACAGACTGATCTTGACTAGCTTGATCTATTTCACCAACAATTCTTACATCAACAGGACCTTTAGCTGGAAATATTTCTGTAATAGTCTCAGCTTGAAATCTAACAACAGACTCTGTGAGTAAAGGATGAAATACACCACAAGCACCCTGCCAAGGCAAAGTTCTTTCTTCTATCTTTAATCCTAGCTGGTCTAAGCCTTTAGTATAAGTTTGTTCCCAATCTTTGCGTGATTCTTTATCAGAATTAAAATACTGTATTAGCTCTGATGCTAATACTTCTAGTTCACCATCTTCCATGAACTCTGCTATGTTGTCGTCAAAGTTTGGAGTGCCAAGTTCAGCACCTTCTTCAAAATCTATAATCATTCCCCCGTCTTCGGTCAATACTGCGACCTCATCAGGGTTAGTTACTAAAACTTCTAAAGGAGAATCTTTAACTATCTTGTCTGGGGTTTTTAATGGTTTTTCTGCCATTCAATCTCCTAATAATAATTTGCTTCTCTGGGGGGTAAGTCTTCTTCTGGTTCGTCTGATTCTAAACCAATAAAACCACCTTGTCTAAATCTTATCAACGCTTGTGTAGATGAATCTACTAAATCGTCATGGTCCCCAGATGGAAAAGAAGCAAATTCTTCAATTACTTCTTCTGCAAACTTCCTTTCTGGAGCCCATACGATTCCGGATGCAAATAAATCTGCAACCGCATTAACCCTAGCTATTTTATCGTTTCCACGACTAGGGGTATATTCTGAAACTGGTATTCCCATTTGTCTTAGTTCAAATATTAAAGGCATACCTGCTGCTTTAGCTTCTACAATAAACGCTTCAGGTTGCCACTCTTGATACATTTCAAAAGCTCGTTTTTTTAAATCAGGAAACTCAAGCCTTTCTTTGTAAGCATCTAATAAAATTACTTGTGGTTGTGTAACTCCATGATCATCAGGTTGATAAAAAACACCCCATGTTGTACAAGCTGAAAAGTCAGAACGCTGTGTTTTTAAAAACGCAGTATCCCATGACTGTATAATAAAATCGCATTGTGGTGGATAATCTTGTTCCCAAACACGCCACCATTCTCTTTTAATGATAGCTGATTCTTCTGCGGTAGGGTTCTGTTGATATTGAGCAGACCATTTAGCTAAAGGCAGTTCTGCTCTTAGCTTTTCTAATTCTTTAATATCCCAAAACTCTTGCCACAAACTTCTACCTGAGGGCAAGATAGCAGGGAACTCTATAACTTCCCATTCATCAGAACCATCTCTTTGTGCAGAGGCTTTAAGTATTTGTCCTGTTAAATCTCGTTTATGCCACCTTGTCATTACGATAATAATCGCACCACCCGGCTGTAAACGCTGTCTTGGTCCAGAGGTATAATATTCATAGACCTTATCAAAGACAGAGGGATCGTTGCTTTGTCCCTCTTGTTCAGAGTGTGGATCATCTATGATTAACAAGTCCGCACCTTTACCGGTTACAGCACCGCCTACACCAATCGCAAAGTATTCTCCGCCCTTATTGGTATTCCAGCGACCTGCTGCTTTAGAATCAGATTGTAATCCTACATCTGTAAAAACTTTTTTATAGTCTTCTGAGCCGACAAGGTTTCTAACCTTACGACCAAAACCCACAGCTAATTCTGCGGTGTGAGCAACCTGAATGATCTTCTTCTCAGGAAAACATCCTAGAAACCATGCAGGTAATAAATAAGATGCAAACTCAGACTTTGTATGACGAGGGGGCATGTTAATAATCAAACGCTTTAACTTACCCTCTTTAACTCTATTAAAAGCATCAGACATAATAGTGTGATGATGTCCTTCAATAAAAGCCACCCACATTTCTTTTACAAAAGATAGAAAGCTATCTCTACAACCTTCTTTAATCTTAGCCCTCTCATACTCTGAGAGAAGCTCTAAGAGCATCTTTTGTTGTTCTATGGGTAATTGACTTAGTTTGCTTAAATCAAACAATGGTGGCACCTCATCTTCTGTTGAGTAATATACATGTGTGTAAGGAGTATGTATGACCAGACAAAGTGCCACAAACTTTTCCTAGTATTAAACTAGATAGTATTAAACTATATAAATTAAAACTTAGTTTTAAACTAGCTAGTATAATACTAGTTGATCTGCCGATAGCTCTCCCTATTATGTGCATAATTTCACATCTTCACTTGTTCGTCAATACCTGAGTCAAATTTTTTAAAAGGACTTTTTCTTGTGCTCATCACAGTACGCCACTTATTAGGTTGCATAGTAACCCACCCATTATCTTCTAATCTCTTTAACATAGCGTGTACTGTGCTCTTAGATGATATGCCTAGCGTATAAGCTAAAGCATCTAGTGATGGTCCACAATTAAATTCTTCCCAGTATGCTTCTATCGCTTCTAATAACTTTAATTGTTTGTTTGTCATAGTATATATGTATGGGGTGTATGGGACCCACGAACATTATACGAACATTCTAAAAAAAAAGCCAATCCTAAGTTGGTCGAAAAAGAAAAAAGGGGGTGCCCCTATGAAAATTATGAAATTATATGTGCAAAATAGTATGTACCCTACAGTCAGACAAAAAATAATATTGGGGGGTTGGGGGGGAGTGGGGTTATATTAATGGGGTTTTGCGTGATAGTGAGTGCTTACTTTAGTTGCCAAACATTTGCTGTATCTTTTGTTCTAACTCAATCCTGATCTCATCACTCGTCTTATCATTGGTGATACTTTCTACTCTCTCTGTGAATAGTGCCACCTCTGAAACCTTTCCTAAAAGTTCCAAACTCCTGATTCTTGCTGATTCGTTGTTGTTTGTATCAGTAGCTTCTGCTTGTAGCCGTTCCATAATGAACTGTCTGAGAGAGATAGCTGAAGTAACTGCATAATCGTTTTTACGCTTAATCCCTTGCTGTATCCTATGGGAGACCTTAGGGTTGCTCATTAACTTACTAGCCTCTGTCCATATGCTACTGTCTTTCATATTCTCTACGCTGTAAGCATCTCTGTATGATTCACTTGCGGTCTTACCTGAGATGACACCCTGACAAAACTTCTCCTGCTTAGGAGTAAGCCCTGATATGTTAGCTACTTTGTTTCCTGATTTACTCTTATCTTTACTCATAATCTATGTATTAACGAATTAATATTTAATTTTTTTTATGTGCCTATAGTTAGTGCTTACTATCATTTTATCCTTATTATCCGCTTACTTCGTAAGCAACACAAGTATTGGTGGCGAACATCTGTAGAAAATTAATATCATTTTTTACTTGATATTTGTGGGGTAATCTATATATTAGGTCTTGTGTTTGGGGTTGTCGGCTCTTTTGCCCCCTCTCTGAACCGCCCATAGTGGGACTGCTTTTGTCCCCTAGAGTGAGGTTCGCAACGATACTTCACTATGTTGGTTGCCTAGAGCAGTCAACGAGACTAGGGACAATACCGCAACGAGGTAAACTAGGAATCCTCACCACGAAAAATCCGGACTTCAAGTCTCTGTGCGTTTACCTAGTGTCCTGAGAGTGTTGGTCTTGGTGGCTCAATACTGCGATTGTTGGGTGAGTAGCGTTTCCCCCCTCGCAAGTTTTTAAAGCTGACTTGATTCCCTCTGAACACAAAACAGGGTGTGTCAACGAGGAGACAGTTTTTGATTGTCTCTGATGTGCTAAGGATTGCGGTGTAGCGTGGCTTGTCTCTAGGGGCTAACTTGTGGCGTGTGTAGTGATCTAATCCCATGTTGAATTGTCTTGATAAACAAAAGGAGTAAATATGAAAAACAAAAACAATATATTTTTATCCCCATCTGATAAAGGATTGGGGCTTGAGTGCATAGTGAATAGAGAAAAGACTGTATATCTTGGAAATACATCTGATGAGATAGCAAAAAAGCTATTTGATATAGATGTTGATACAGTCAACTATTCCTCTTGCATGGAATTTGCTACTGAATATGGTTTTGAAAATAATGATGATGCTGAAAAGCTGTTTGATAAAGCGTGGGCTAAGTATGAAACAATGCTTAAAACTGCGAAAACTCATGCAACATTCACAAAATTTCAAAATTCATTTTATGGAGTGAGTTAAATCAACTGATGAGCAACACAGATCAAGGGGGTTCGCCCCCTTGAGTGGTGGCGAAACAATGAAAATTGTCTTGATAAACATATAAACAAAAGGAGTAATTATGGAATATGTAAATGCAAAAACAGTAGCAAAAAAAATGCGGACTTATTTAACAATGAGTGGATATGCAAACAAGGTTGAAAAACTATCACTTGTTTGTAGAAATGATTTAGAAAAGATATTGCCTGACTATGTGAGTGGCGGTGATATTTCAAAAGTTTTAAACAACAAGGAGTAAATATGATTACAAAAAATGGAGTCAAAATGACTGCTAACAAGTATGCAAAAGAGACCATACTAGATCGCTTAGATGATCTGCTCGAGGGATATTGGGTAGAGGGTAATTGGGACGTTGAGAACTTAGATTTAGATAGTCAATCTAAAACTTTTGGCAAAAACATTGCCCCAATAACTGAGAGAGAAGTAAAAGAAATACAAAAAATGATTAACAAGAGGATAAAAGGGATAACTAAATACCTTGGCTATTCGTCTGGTAACAAATACTATTGAGGAGTAAATATGAATAATTTTATAGGGTGGTCATTGATTGTAATTAGTTGGTGTGCAGTCGTGGGTATGATTGCAGTAAACAACATGATTACCTAACTATTAACTAGCTAATATTTAAGGAGTATGTATGAAAGCTAAAAAAATAAATAAAAAAACCAAGTGGAAACCAAAAAAGAAATTCACTAACAAAAAGCCTAAGATTACAACTATGTCTATTGCTATGGATAAAGCAATAGATAAGGCTTTAGCAAAGTTATTGAATGAGGAATACGCTTAAAATCTTTTAGGGTGGAGAGTGTTAGAGTGTGTGAGGGTTTTTCCTTTTGTTTCCCTCGCACACTTGCCTTTTATTACTGTCGTATAGCATGGTAGCTATGCCTGAATGAGATACCTCGAAACAGTATTCGTTTAGTTTTATTAATGTTTCAATACATATAGGAGTATGTATGAAAGCAACACAGCTAGAAAAATCCTTAGCTAATCTCATTGCTATCAATCAACCTGCCTTTATTTGGGGCGGTGTTGGTATTGGTAAGTCTGAGATCGTGCATAAGGTAGCGGATTCGCTAGGCTTTGCGGTTCGTGATGTGAGGGTGGCTTTACTTGATCCTGTTGATCTGAGGGGTGTTCCCTCTGTTGAGAATGGGACTACTAAGTGGAATCCCCCTGTATTTTTACCGACAGAAGATGATCCCAAAACTCTTTTGTTTTTAGATGAGTTACCGCATGGTAGCCCATCTGTTCAAAATGCTCTGTTCCAATTAATCAAGGACAGACAATTAGGTGAATACACTTTGCCTGAATCAACTGTCATTGTGAGTGCCGGTAATAGGCTACAAGATAGAGCAGGGGCAAACAGGGTTAATACTGCATTAGGTGATAGATTTATTCACCTTAACTTAGAGCCTTGTCCTGAGGAGTGGGTATCATGGGCTTTGAGTAGTGGTCGCATTATCCCTGAGGTTATTAACTATATTAGGTATCGCCCTGAGAATATCTTTGTGTTTGATACTAATGCTCAAGTTAATACTACCCCTCGTTCTTGGGAGTATGCCTCTAGGATACTTGATAATAATCCTGATGCTGACATAGAGCAGGAATTATTAGCAGGGACTATTGGTGAGGGTATTTCTGCTGAATTGGTAGGCTATCTGCGAACATGGAGAAAGCTACCATCTATGGATACTATCCTGAAAAACCCTGACAAGATTAATCTTGATTCTGATCCTGCGGTTATGTATGCGGTATGCGGTATTGTCGCTAGGAAAATGACTAAAGAAAACATTGGGAAGTTTGTAGATTTTCTAAAGACTTTGCCTGATGAGTTTGCAGTATTGTGCATGAGTGATGCAACAACAATGAATCCTGATCTTAAAAAGACTAAGGCTTACATTGATTTTGATGTTGCATATCAAGACATTACATTATGATCTATGGGGGCTTTGCCCCCTAGGTATCAACGATAACTATTAACCAATTAATATATAAATATAGGAGTATGTTTTATGGCTACTAAGCTAAATGAAAAAGCTATCCTGATCAAAGTCAATCTCAAAAAATGGGGCGGAACTAAGGTCGATAAAGGCTTATCTGAAGAAATTGCCGATAAGCATGGTGTTCTAGCTAAACATTTCTCTGTGTCTAAAAAGCTAACGAACAGTCAAAACTTAAAAGAGATCAAAAAGATTGATGGTCTTATTAGAACTGACTGTATCTATAGCGGTGCAGGATACAGGGGTTTTTGTCATGCTTGGGATAATCAAGGCACATACCTTTTGCCTGTTGATGCAAAATCGAAGTTTGAAAAAAGATTCGCTGAGTATCGTGATGCAAGGGAATTGTATGTGAGGGACTTTGTTAAAGAGTATCCTGATATTATAGATGAGGCTAAGGGTAATCTTGGCTCAACTTTTGATATATCAGACTTTCCCTCGCTTGATGATATTAAAGATTGTTTCTCATGCGAAGTGATCAAAAGCCCAATACCTAATACAGATGATATTAGAGTTAATCTATCTAAAGATGAGATAGACGAACTCAAGTCTAATGCTCAACAAGAGCATGACGCTAAGTTATCTGAAATCACCGGTGCGGTAGTTGATAAGGTGCAGGGTGTTTTAGGACACTTCTCTGAGAAGATTAAGAGTGGTGAGACATTTAGAGATTCAACGATTGATAAAGTTATTGATCTCTGTGATGTATTGCCTGATCTTAATATCGCAGGAGATTCTAAAATTCACAAAGCACATCAAGAACTCATGGATATTTTCGTGGGTAATGATGTCAATGCTAATACCTTGAGAGAGGATAAAGATAAAGCTAATGAGATCGCAAGTAAGACAGATGAGATACTTGATGATCTAGGGGGGTGGCTCAATGACTAATAAGATAATGCCTGAAATGATTAAGGCTCGAACTGAATTAGTTTTGAATTATCCTTTCTTTGGCAAACTTGCTTTAGGTCTTGAACTTATTGAATCAGATAAGTTTGATACTATGGCTACAGACGGACAGCGTATTTATTATAATCCTGAGTGGGTTAAAAGTATTACCCATCAAGAGAGGGTAGGAGTTATAGCCCATGAGATACTTCATGTTGTCTATAAGCACCATCTACGCAGGGGCAAAAGGGACGGCTACTATTGGAATGTAGCAGGAGATTATGTCATTAATGACATTCTGCTAGAAGATGGTTTCATCTTGCCTGAGGGTGGATTACACAATTCTGAATACGCAAGTATGCAAACTGAGAAAGTCTATGACCTTGTTTATCAAGAATCAAAAGACGATTCCGGTGATGGTGATGGTGATGGTGAAGATAGTGGTGATGATGGCAAAGCACCATCTTGGGGTGAGGTCATAGATGCTGTCAATGATGAGGGCGGTTCACTATCAGATGCGGACATTAAAGAACTTGAGAGAGAGATTAATGTTAGCGTTCTACAAGCTGTTCAATCTGCTAAGGGTATAGGTGGTAAAGGTTCTGCTTTTCAAAAGATGATTGAATCAGTTAAGCAGGATAAGGTTGATTGGGAAGATGTCTTAGCTAATCATATGTTAGATAATCTCACCCCATGCGATTACAACTTTAACAATCCTGATAGGAGATTTATCTATCAAGATATGTATCTACCTAGCGTTGAAAAAGAACCTAATCAAAACATAGCTATTGCTATTGATACTAGCGGTTCTATCTATGAGGACACTAAAGCTATGTTCTTAGATGCTATCAACAATATTATTACAGTAGGAAAGCCTAACAAGGTTAGTCTTATTTATTGTGATGATCATGTTCAAGAAGTTAAGACATTCTATAAGGGTGAAAAGATTACCTTAGATCACTTATGGGGTTGTGCTACTGACTATGAGCCTGTATTCAAATACATAGATAAAGAGTTAGACAACGATATTTCTTACTTGGTTTATCTTACAGATGGGTATTGTTATTGCGATAGATTAGTAGAGCCTGACTATCCGGTGATATGGGCTACTACTGAGGCAACTAAGTATTTTACTTTTGGGGAAATAGTAGATGTCGAATGACATTGCTATTCGTTGGTAAACAGTTTGCTTGTTCTGTCAAAACAAGCATTTAACTATTAACTAATTAATACATAGGAGTATTTATGAAATATAAAAATCAAGAAGTTAAAAATGTAAATCATCTAGCGAAAACATTAATACTAGATACCATCATTGATCTCGAGGATAAGGTTTACAAAAATGCTTTTGGTGGCTTAGATATTAGAAGTGATATAGCTAGACAAGTTCTTAAAGACAATGAGGGTTTTGAGGTTAGCGAATTAGAGACTGAACTACTAATCAAAACTATAAAATTTGAAGTAGCTAAAGTGTTAGGCAAATTAGAAAATCAAACAGGTATTGATACAGGTTTAGTGGCTAGAAACAGTCAAGGTTTTGTAGATAGATACTCTTACTTAAAATGAGTGCAACTATACAAACTGAAAAGTTAAAAGAATTTATTGCGTGGTTGGAAACCTGCAAATTCAAATACACCATATCATCAATGCAAGGTGGCTTTGTCCATGTCAAATTTTTTATTGATGATGAAAAGCTAAATTAATTATTAACTAACTAATATATAGGAGTATATATATGAAAAATAGAGAACTCTTAGAGAGTGCAACTAAAAATATTATTGGTATCTGCAATGACATCTATACACAAATAGATAGAGGCACAAAAGATTCTGATGATATGACAGAGTGTGATTGGGAACTAGTAGGTTTATTCAATAAGCTAGTAGCGATCAATCAAAAAAACTTAGATGCTTTGTATCCTGATAGAGAGGCAGGTGAACCTAAGTATTTAAGGTTTAAGTTTGCCAATGAGAATGGCGACATAAAATATCCAAAAATAAAACTTAGTTCTGATATAGCAAAAATAAATGATGAGTTTTGTGATAATACTAAAGATGTATGGGTAGAAGATACTAACGATAAATATGAGGGCGAAGTGGCTCTTATGTTTGCAAATTTATTTAACAAGGAGTAATTATGGATAAAACAATAGAAGTATTTATTAAAAATAAATATGGCAATGATCTTGTATATCCTAAGTGTGCTAGTGCTGTTATGTTCGCTAAACTTAGCGGACATAAAACTCTAACACCACATACAATTAAAGTGTTAAAGGATATGGGATTTACTATCAATGTAGTTTCTGAGGTGGATACATTATGAGCCTAGTCAAATATAGTTATCCCATAACTACATCACATGAACTAGGCTATGAAAAGATTGAGGACTTTATCATTCCTGAGGGTGATTATAGGGCGTGTTTAGATGCTTATCATAAAGTGTTTAATGCACCTAGTCATTCATGCGTTAGGTGTGATCTTAATTGGTCTAAAGGCTTTCCCCATTATCACAATCAATCAGCAACTATCTACGCTGATTATAAAAGATTGGTAGAGTTATTAGGTAAGCCGGTAAAGATTCCTAAATCTATTTTTAAAGATCAGAAAAAATATGCCAAGATATTTTATAACAGAGATTCCTGTATTGCTTTGGCATCAAATCCTGAACTATCAGATGTTATGTGGTTGGGCTATCTTGATGATAGAAAATATAAAGGTAGGACTGCTAAAGACTATTTTCTTATTCGTGATTTTGGTGTGGGTAAAAATGCTTACGATTACTATCATGGATACGGAGATCAAGAACAAGCTAAACTAAATCAAAAAGTATTAGACAGCGTGTTTAATGGTTATATAGCCCCTGATATAAAAAGTAGTGTTAAAGAAATACAAAAAAAAGCATCAATAAATATTGATGGCAAATATGCTGGGACTGAAGAAAAATATCATTTTCCTGCACCTGTTAATCTTAAACTACCTGATATTAAATCTTGGAATGTATCTTGCTATAGGTATGGTGATGATGCTAAAAGAAGATCAGCAATAGAGATAGCTGAAGTATTAAAACAATTTATTGAGGATTAATTATGAAAATATACATTGCAAAAGACTTAGACAATGAAATACCTTATGGTTTTACTAGTAAAAGAAGAATGTTAAAAGAGGCAAATGCTAATGATTGGGTGGTTGAAGAACCTCTTGAGTTTGATCTTACTAAAGTAGGTGTAATTAGAGCAATGGAAAATTTGTCAATAATTTGCGGAAATACAATAGATATAACAATAGGAAATTAATAGGAGTAATTATGAAACTAAAGAAACCCCCTGAGCCTAAGGGATATGTAACAACTCGTATGCCACATAAACTTAGGCAGGAAATACAAAGTATCGCTGATACTAACAGGCGAAGTTTATCATCACAGATAATCTTTATGCTTGAACAACAGATTGAATTGCAAGAGAGCAAGAATCTTTAGACTTATCTAAGTCTGAATGATAAAGGGAATTGGAGACTACATTTAGCCCCAATTTTAAGAGGTGTATATCTGATTCCCTTTTGATTTTATTTTCCACAATGACACCCATCAAGTGAGTGAAAAGTGCTGGATCATGGCAAACAAACATTTTACTTACTTTCCTTAACAGCAACGATTTGAGAAGTTTATTACTAGAATTTTTCATATCTGTCTGCTTCCCTGAATAATTCAAATTCAAACCCCCCTGAAATATCCCTGACTTGACACACACATTTAAAACATATTCACCTGCTTGGTGTTGGTGTTTATCTATTAACTCGTTAATAAATAAATCATCAATGATATGCTGAGTAATATTCCTTGCTCGTAAATACTTATTTCCTAAATCCTCTATGACAAACTTATGTTTGTTATGCAGATATTTATTACCTAAGTCTGTAGATTTAAAAGTCCCAATCATATTCTTCTATTAAATTTTCTTCGTTAGGCTCTGAATATACACCTGTTGGTGGATAGTAGTCTAGTTTTGTCATGCCCTGTTTACCTACCCATTTAAACCTACACTTCCAAGTATGTATCTCTACATCTGTTCCCTCGCCTCTATGAACAGTAAGCCCTACATCTGCTTTGGAGAACCATGATGCTGAACCTGATATAGAATATCCTGTTGGTGGATTGATCTTGCCATCTGCATTTGGATAGAGTTTGTGTGGGTGAGCAACAAACCAAACATGGCAGTCATGGGCTTTAGCAAAGCGTGTGATCTTGGTAAGCATCTGCGAAATACTATCTGTTTCACTAAATGATTTATCCATTTCTATATAGTTATATGGATCAATGACTATACCCCTACAACCCATCTGTCTAACAGCACCTATGCTTTTCTCAATGATGCTATCCATAGTGGCAGGTTCGCCATCTAGGTAATCAATAAAGATAAAGTGTTCCTCAATAAACTTGAGTGCATTGTCTCTTTCATCTTCATTCATTCTCTTAGTAGCACCTGTAAAGAATGGTTTATCAATATACTTTTCAACTAACTTTGCAATGTGTAAGTCCGGTGGATTCTCAAAAGAACACACCGCAAACTTCCAACCCTCATTCTTAGCAAGGTTCATCATAATCATATCTATAAACTCAGACTTGCCTGAACTTGGTATGCCTGTTACAACTGACAACTGCCCCCCTGCAATCTTAAACAATTCATCTACATTAGAATATCCTGTTGACACACCCTGCATAAAACCCTTGTCGTATAAATCAATGACTGAATTTTCATAGTGGTTAGATTTATACAATCCTGAAAGTGGGTATGGCTCTGCATTAGCAACAACCTGTTGGAGTTTCTCCGAACCCCCTTCAATCAAACAGTCATTAGCATCTTTGTATTCACTAGGGATAGAGGCGATCCACACTTTATTTTTTCCTATGCGTCTAGCTAATTCCTCTGTTAAAGACTTACCTGCATCATCATTATCACAGCATAAGACTATCTTCTTAGCCTTATCCAACTTCTCACTAGCGTTCCAAACATACTGAAACTTTTTATCTTCACTAGGATCAATCTTGTTGTTGTTTACTTTCATCACCGCACCATTAGGCACAGACACCGCCCCCTCTATTCCTGCCTCGGCAAGTGCTAGTGCATCAAACTCCCCCTCGCATATAACTATTAACTCGTTAATGTTTATCTTGTCTAGTCCAAAGAATGTCCTAGCCGATCCCTCTTGCGTAAAGTTTTTTCCCTCTAATGTTCTCCATTTGACCGCATAAATCTTATCTTCTTTGTAGTATGGAAACCCGACACCCGTAGCATTGCCAACTCCGTTGAACCCTCTACTATCAAAGTAAACCCCATATTTTTTTGCTGTATCCTCTGATATACCCCTATCTTTAAGGAATTTTATTTGATGTTTGTTATACGCTACCCCAGAACTAGGTGTTATTTCTTTCGCCACAGATATAGGTGTTGGCTCTGTTATCTTTTTTGTTTTTGTTGTTGGTGTTTGATTCATGTTTACTACTCCTGATAATTGACAATGCCAACATTGATATAAAATTTTATCGCTATCCCTAGTCAACGATAAAGTCTTTTGATTCTTTTTTTTCCGGTGTGGTGAACAAGCAGGACATTCAATCCTTTTGTTCTGTTGATCAGCAAGATATTCTGAATTTATTATGTGATCTAATTGCATTTACATACTCCTTATATATACTAGTATTAAACTAATACTAATACTAGTTATAAACTAGTTTAGTTTTTAACTAGTGATTAATTACTTCTCTTTGCCAAGCCATACCATTAATAGCAGATATAATATTCTCAGATATTTTTTTTCTATCTTTAGAATTTATTAACTTCAATAATGATTCCCTCAGGTGTTGAGGATTTAGGTTAGCCTGTAAACAAATTTCTTCAAAGTCAACCGAACTAAACCAATCAAACGCTTTATAAACCTTCTTATCATCACTACTAGCTAAATCTCGAATGGCTTGAATGATTACTTGCATATAAATTTTTTGATTCATTTAATTAAAATTTATTTAACATTTGTATTTAATACAAAAATGAATATAATTTCAATGGTAAGGAGTTATATAGATGTATAAAATCGAAAAGGACATACCTGTTCCCCCTGCAAGAACTAATATTTCTAAAGCAGATAGTAAACTTAAAGACATACTAAAAACACTAAGAGAACTTGAGATTGATCATTGTTTTCTTATACCCATGAGTGTTGATGAATTAAAAGATAAAAGAGAAGTTAATGTGCTGAGAAGTAAAATTGCTTATGCTAAAAGAATATTAAAGCACAGAGAAAAAACCAACATACAACTAACATCAAGAGAAGAAAAGTTAGGTCTTAGAGTATGGCGAATCAAATAACTAATAATCATAACCTACCTCAGACCTTAGTTAATTTAGCTGAGAGAAGAAACTATACAAGGGGCAAGTCTGATAGATCAATAACACAACTTATTGATTCTCCAAGAGTATCTATCTTGAGAATGGCTAACGATAATAAAATTCAAGAAGATGTTATAGATACTTTTTGGGCGAACTTAGGTAGTGCATTGCACCACATAACAGAGAAAGGTGCAGACGATAAACACATAGTAGAAGAAAGATTATTTTTAGAGATAGAGAATTGGACTGTTAGCGGTGCTATTGATGTGCAAAGAATAGAAGATGATAACTCTATTACTGTAATGGATTATAAGTTTACTTCTGTTTGGGCGGTTAAGAATCCTAAGCTAGATTGGGAGAGGCAACTTAATTGCTATGCTTATCTAGTGCATGAATGTAAGGGCAAAGAAATTAAAGAACTTCAAGTCATTGCTTTTCTAAGAGATTGGAATAGAAACAATGCAAAAAGAGATCAATCATATCCGCAACAACAAATAATGGTAGTGCCTATAAAACTATGGTCATACGAGGAACAGAGAAACTATTTAAAAGATAGGACTATAAAGCACAGAGAGGCTCTCCAAGACTATGCTTTTGAAAAGGGTATGTCTGAGTGTAGCCCTGAGGAAAGATGGCAGAGAGAGAACACCTACGCAGTTAAAAAGAAAAAGAATATTAGGGCATTAAAAGTATTTGATAATGTGGAAGATGCGAATAAATTAGCCAAAGAGAAAGGTGATGAGTATGAGGTTGAAGAACGAATAGGTATTCCGGTTAGATGTGTAGATAACTATTGCAAGGTTAATACTTGGTGCGAACAATACAAACAATGGCAACAAGACAATGAATGAACTTGAATCAAAAATAATTGGAATGTTAAAAGCATTTGGAGACTATGGCATTGAGAACATAACTCTATCTTTAGATGAGAAACAAAAACATATAATCATAGAAGATAGATCAAACCCATTTATTATTACCACAAAAAAATTGACACTAGATCAGTTTGTTTGTAGTGATGTAAAGATGTTAATTCAAATAGTAAGGAGTATAAAAAATGACTGATATTAACGATAAACTTATTGGGGCTTTAATCAAAGCACAAAGCGAAATGACTTTTGCCTCAAAGACAGGGACTAACCCACACTTTAAGAGTGGCTATGCCCCCTTGGAAACTGTAATTGATGCGGTTAAAAACCCTCTCAATGACAATGGCATTTTTTATTTGCAAAAAGTGTATCTTGCTGAGGGGGGACAATGCGTAGAGACTGAGTTTCATGGTCATGGTGGAGTTATTAAAGCAGGGAGAGTGTATGTTCCTGCTGACAAACAAACACCTCAGGGATATGGGAGTGCCTTAACCTATGCGAAAAGGTATTCACTTATAACTGCTTGTGGTTTACCTAGTGAAGATGATGATGGCAATAGTGCTGAATCTAATTACAAAGCTAAACCAAAAGCAAAATCTAAAGCTAAACCAAAACAAGATGAGCAAGATGAAAGTCATGCTAATGTTTTGTATGAGGCTTTAGCTATGGGAGTAAGCGGAAGTAGTAGTATGGAATCGCTAAAAGAAAATTGGAAAGCTAATCAAGATGCTATTAAAAAATTAGAGAAATCTAATTTAGATGTTTACAACAAGTTAATTAAACTAAAAGACGACAAGAAAAAGGAGTTAGAAAATGTCTGATTATGCAAACAAGCCTAAGGCTACAGGTAATATATTCAAGAATGGATATAAGAATAAACAAACACACCCTGATTACAAAAGCACGATAACCATTCCTGCTGAACTATTAAGGGATATGGTGGAGTTTATTAGAGAAGATACTAGGAGAGAAAAGGGAGTGGACTTATCTATTGCCATGTGGGATAGAGTTTCTAAGAACCCTAATCCTAAAACCGGAGATCATACACCTTATCTTTATACTGTTATAGAAATAGATAACTATAAGAGTGATAAAGAAAAGGCTCAACAAGAGGCAACTGATAGTGTCAACGCTGAGGCTAGTGTTAAAACAGATTCATTTAATGATGAAGATGTCCCATTCTAATAAAATTAAATATTAAGGAGTTAATTATTATGTCAACATATTACAGACCAACAAAACCAATATCGCTAGAAGATATTAAAAAAAATAAAAGTCTTAAACTTAGAGGTTTTAAGATTGTAAATGATGAAGATGGACAATACTTTTTTTGTAAATCATATTTACACTTTGCAACAGATATTAATAACAATGTAATAGATTTATTTAGATACAACACCAATAATGCTAATGATGTATTAGAGCCTTTATCTAAGGAGTTTGGAGTGGACTTCATTAGTGAGTATGAGGACGAATACGAAAGTCTAGCGAGTGATGAAACACCTGTAATGACTCTTAACTTGAGTGATTTACTTGCAACAAAAGATCAAAAATGAAAACAAGTTATCAAATAAACATTAAAGAAGTAAAGTCTGCTGATTACACAATAGAGGCTAATAGTTTGACTGAGGCAAAAGATTTAGCTTATTGGAGATTACATACACAAACTGAACCATCAATAAAACCTAAGGTATCTTATGATGTGCAAAAAATAAAAGAGGATAACGAAAATGAATGATGTATTAGAAAAAGTAAAAACTTGGTTAAAGGAAGAAATAGAACATAACGAGCCTGTATTAAATGGCGATGAAGAATTATCTGATGGCACTGAGGATATTCACGAAGGCAGAAGTGAATGTGCTACATCTTTACTTGAACAAATTAAAAAATGGGAGAGTAAACACACATGGGAGAGCCTAGCAGAGCAAGGTCATTCTCCAAAAATGATCGAAAGTATTTTAGCAAAACAGGAGAATGTATGAATAGATTAATAGAAGTAGTTAAATCTGTAGAAGATGATATGGAAGAAAGAGACTTTGTAAACTTTTGGACTAGTTATAAATTGTTAATTGAGCAACTTAAATCTAAAGGCAGGAACAATGCTCACTACGATTTAATAAATTATTTAGAGTTATGCAATGATCAAGGGGATATGTGGGATACATCTGCTCGTTGGATTAAAGAAGATATGGCAGAGAACCCTGAGAAATATACCCCCAAACATCTTAAAGATTTGCCTGAGAAAACTGTAGATACTTTAAGGGAGATACATAAGCCTCGTTCATAATGAAAAATAGATTAAGAAGTGAACGCTACCTTAAACATATCAGGCAGTTTCCATGCTTGATATGTGGCAAGGTTGGTGTTCATGCTCATCATTTACGACACGCAGATTACAAGGGTTGGGGATTAAAAAATGGAGATCAATGGGCAGTTCCGCTATGTGCAGAGCATCACATGGATTGTCATAGAACCGGCAAAGAGAAAATGTGGTGGGCTATGAATGGTGTAGATGGGTTGGCTTGGGCGGAGAATACTTTTAATGAATGGCAGGGAGAAACAATACCTGATAAGTATCAAGCTATAACTAGTGATAACGCAGATTACTTTGAACAAAAAGATGAATGATTTAATAGTAGCAACTCGTAATGTTGTTACCACAGGAACAGCAGGTGGTAACGCAGTTACATCAATATCACCTATTTTTAATGAATATGAACTTACAGAAAATAAATATGGAGAAACACAACAAGATAGAGATATGAACTTACTAGCTGTTAAACATTCCAATAGACCTGTAGTAAATTATCAAGGCAGTAAAGTTATAAATCTTTGTTTGTCTTGTGTTTATATTTTGTTTTATCAAAAAGAAATGGTTTACATAGGCGAAAGTAAAAATCCCAATCAAAGAATCGGTAATCATGTAAAAGACAAAGTGTTTGATGGTTATAGAATATTGCCTACAAACAGGAGAAAGTATTGGGAAAAGATTTTGATTAAAAGATATGCACCTAAATACAACAAACATAAAGATTATATTGATCTTCCAACAACAGAAGAAGAAAAAACTTATTTAAGTCTTTTAAAAAAACATGATGGTTCTATGGATTTATTTGTAAATAATTTAAGTAAAAAACTTAAAAAGTGGAAAAAAAATTTTTTTAAAGATATTAAACAAAGAAATCAAAATCATAAAATTATAAGAACAATTAATGTAAGGAGAAAAAATGCAAAACTATGAAAAGCAGTATGAAAAAGCAACGATAAATTTTGAGGGAGTTAAGATTGCTATGAGGCAAGATAAGAATGGATACATTCTAACTTTGTCTGTTCACCCTAACGAAGTGCCTGAGAGTTTGTTAAGGGATTGGGTAGGCTCTAGGTATCAAGTAGCTATGGTTCAAATAGGAGATGATGAGATGCCGGTTGTTCCCAAAAATAAAACTGAGGGTGAAAGGTATGTAGCAAAAGCAGGATTGCTTTGTAAGGAGAGGGAGTTTCAGTTATTTATTGCGGATAGAAACAATATACCTGCATTTGATGTAATTATTGGTGTAGAAGATTTTAATAGCGACAACTGTGCTGAATGTTTAAGGAAAGAATTAGGCATTGAAAGTAGATCAGAACTCATGGAAAACAAAGAGGCTAGACAACAATTAGATATGATTATCTTAGACTATAGCAAATCAAAATGGGCGAAGTAATAGATAAGACTAAGCTGAGGTGGTGGGCTTGGCATAAGAAAAACCCTAGAGTGTGGGTGTTGTTTCAGAAGTTTACTTTTGAGGCTATTAGGTCAGGCAGGAAACATTATTCTCATTGGGCTATAATGCAGAGGATAAGATGGGAGACTGATATTGTAACGAAAGGTAATCCTTTTAAAATATCAAACGATTTCATAGGTTATTACGCTAGATACTTTATACATAGTTATCCTGAGCATAAAGACTTCTTCGTAATTAAACCATTGAAACATGAGAGGGGGAACAATGAAGAAGAACAAAAAGAAAATAATACCCATGAAGAAGTCATGTGTGGTTAATCTTCCGGTGGGAATTGAAAAAGAAAAATTTAAAAAGAAAGGTATTATTTTAACTGCATGGAAACGCTTAAACGCATCATACTAGAAACAGATGAAGATGAGTATTCAATCTCAACTTCTATTGTGAGGGCTAGGACTTTCTCAGGGGCGGAAAAGAAACTAAAAGATCAAGACATTCAAGCTATTATCAAAATATCTAACGGCTCATTCATGGTGTTCTACCATGAAGAAGATCAATAAACTTATACATCAATCGTTTCACGATTCGTATTTCGGGGTACCCCAGAATAAACTTAAAAATAAATTAAAACCGCATAAGCTCAAGCTCTAGCTCAAGCTCACACAAAAAAAAATTATTATATAACTATTAACCGGTTAATATTTAATTATCTCTGGACTGCTTCTGGTAATATGTCTTGCAAGACAGCTTTCCTAACTAAGGGAACTTGTTTGGATTTTAGAAGATCATTCTTTAATACCTGCAACTCAACAAGCTGATCTCGTTTTTGATCACCTGTGAGAGTTTGACTATTTACTATTAAACTCTCTGCATTTCTAATCTCTTTTAATTCATCTGAAATATCTTGCAAGTCTTTCTGCAATTCTTTAAGTAATTCATAATATTCAAATCGGTATTCTTTAGCCATGCCTATCGCAAATGTATCACCCCTATCTACAATATCATCTTCTAGTTTTCTAAATGATTTTACTAGATCATCTGTCATGCCTTTAAGATCATAGAATTGATTTTCAATACCTCGCCCCTCAGGTGGTAATGTGAACGCCCCAATAACAGGAAGTTGATCGACACGCAAACTAGCCCTCTCTGATCCTGTTAAACCTTCTCTTAACATGGAATCAAAGCCTTGCATAAGATATGTTCCCATAGTTCCTGTGTATCCACGAATGAGATTTTCTATATAAAGAGGACTAACATTTAATTGATCACCCACAACCCTTGAAAGGGTGTCTGTGCTTGGTCGATAAGCCAAGTCATCTGTGCCCTCTAAGTATGACGGGACTATTTTTCTTTGTGTAAAAAAATCATAACCAACCAAATTTTCTAATGCTGGTTCTAATAATGTAGGTGGTGTAATAGAAAGCGTAGTTCTTATGTTTCTAAATATGTTATCAGCTACATCTTTACCTGCTATATCATCCATAGTGTAAGCTAAAAGTCTTTCGGGAATAGTAAATGCAACTAACCCCACTTCAAATGGCTTAGGTAAAGCAATCGTTTCTCCTGTTAGTTTTTTAGTTCCGGGAATAATTATGTAATTATCTTTGATTTCTTCAGGTGCTTCTTCATATTCTTCACTATCTCTAACTAATAAATAGTAATAAGGTACTAAAGAAATTAGTCCTGCAAGTCTAAGAAATACACCCTTTAATCTTTTAGCTGGATTCAAACCTCTTTGTATGCCATAAGTTCCTTTAAAAGTACCCCTATAAAATACATCAAGTCCTTGTATTCTTGGATTTAAAAACATTGTTGTTTGTGCAAGAAATTGAAAAGCTGGATGACTACCACGCCTTGTAAAGTTTAAAACTTCCATAGCTTGAAATATAGCTTCTGCTTCACTGCCTGTTCTTTTAAGAGCATCTTTATAAACAGCGACTCTTGTTGCTGCATCAGTAATAGCTGTACCTTGTCCCAATATTTCCCATACTTTTCCAAGAGTATCAAAAGGTGACATATATATTTTTTGAATTGTTGATCTTTGTTTTTTAAGTTCTTTTTTACGCAGATTTTTAATTAACTTTTCTGTTGTATCTATTTGTCTAACACCTTGATCGTATCCTGTAATAATTCCTGCATCTTTTAATTGTTTAAATTCTTTTGGCAAATTACCTGTAGCCATACCAACAGCTATGCTTACTGTTTCTTTTAAAGAACTAATAACAGGAGTATAGTTTGCACCACTTAAAGCCCATGCTGATACTGAATCTCTAAGTATTTGTCTAAACCAAAAGTCAGGCAGTCTTGTAATAAAGTCAGACACAAGTTGTTTTGTTCCTCGTAATGCACCCATTAAATAACCTGTAGTTGCAAAATCTCCACCTGTCATTATGGTAAACGCATTAAAGTAATCAATATCATCAACTCTCCATGATGTAGTTTTACCATTTACTTTTATCTGAACTATGTTTGGTCCTTTAACATTACCCTTAACTTGTTCTGCTACACCAAGAATTTGTAAGTTACGCATAACTCTATTAGCTGCAATATTTTTCATACCTAAGTTTATTGCTGCTCTAAGATTATTTGTTATGCCTACAATTGGATCAACAATATCTAATTCTTCACTGCCTTTTGCTCTTTTAAATGGTGTGATAGATAAACCTTGCAGTATCTTGGGACCTTTAAATCCTTCCATGCCTTCAAGTGGTCTATAAAAAGGTATGTAATCTGATGTTTCCATCCAAATCTTACCTGTTTTTTCATCCAAGACTCCTGTATCTATAAGGAATCTAACAATGTGTGAGTTCCATTTTTGATACTGATCAATCATAGTTTGTAATTGTGGATAATCTTTTAATGCTTGTTGTGCATCTTTTTTATCTTGTGCAGTTATTTTTACCTTTCGACCTTCTGCATCAAATCTAGTTTCTCTTTTTACTCTTAATACAGCCTGAAAAGCCCAAAGCATATTTTTATTATCAAAAGAATCTTTAAATATTTCATATGGTGCTACGATAGGTTGACCATCTTGAGGTGATACATCAACAACTGTAGTGAAACCTTTTTCTTTGTTATATACAGGAACACCTCTTAAAAAAGACTGTTGAAATATATCTCCTGATCTATCTGAATGATATAAAGCTGCTGCTGCTGATACAGATGCAGATAACATTTCATCTCCAACACCAGATATTTTTCCTGCTTCATAATCTGTATCTGCTAATCTTCCATACTTATCTAGTATTTGTTCTCTAAAACCCATTGGATTCCAAAAACCTTTTAATGTTTCTAATACTCTTTGACCTACAGTTACATCATCAGGTGTGTTATCTCTAACAGTTAAGCGTTGAACTATTCTTTCTGTTTCTGGTTTTAATGGTTTACCACTATTTTTAAAAGAATATTTAATTTTATTATCTTGACCTATATCGCTAAGAATAAAATTAATATCAGCAGACTCTGCTGAGGGTGTGTTCTTTATATCTTCTTGTGCTTTAACTGCTGCTGCTACAGCATCAGGGTTTGCCCCTGTATTAATAACAGGTCTTACACCTGCATCTATTGACTTTTGTTTTTCAGCTTCTGCTTTTTGAAGGAGTCGTTTTGTTTCTCTGCTTTGTTCTTGGTCTTGTTGAATACTAAGTTCATCATTGCCAACTCCAATTCTTCTTCTTTCTGCAAGGTACTGATATGATTCTGTGGTATCTTCTTCAAGTGTTTGTTCTCCTACACCAAAATTATTATTTATAAATACAAAACCGGTGCCTCGATATTCAAAGTCATCTTTTAAATAATTGTATGTATCTCTTGGTGTATTTTCAACATCAATTAAATAACTGCTAGGTATGTATCTTCCTGTTGCGACAAATCTATTTAAAACTCTTGTAGCAGCAGAATTAAAATCTGTATCTACTAATACAATATCTACATCATAATTATAATCATCTTGCAGTTTATATATAAGTTTATCTAAAGATTTAACTTTATTAGTTCCACCAACTTTAGGTATAACTATGTTATCACCTTTATTTAATTGATCTTTTAAAACTTGTTGAGATAAAAAACTAGATTCTACAGCTACAGCATTTGCACCTAAACCATTTCCAAACTCTGGTAATATTTTTTTTGCATCATCTGAATCTACTATTGCTGCACCAATTTTTTTAGCAATTTTTTCTGCAAAATGAGATTTACCTGATGCCGGTAAACCTATAACTATTACTGCTTTACGATCTTTATTAACAATTCCTTTAGCATAAGACTCAGCTTTTCTAATTAGTTGTGGTACATATTTATTTTCTCTAGCTTTTAATTCTTCATCAAAATATAAATCAGATTTAATTTCTCCATTAACATTTTTTGCAGTTTCTTCTTGATTAAATACTCTTAACTCTGCTTCTTGTAGTGCTGAATCAGTAAGCAATTTTATAAGTTCATTACGATTTAATCTTTTGTTAGAAAGTTTTTTTAATTTAGCTTCTAACTGTCTGATTAATAAATTATAAACATCATCAGTTGCAACCTGTATATCTATTTGAGGACCTGCTGGATTACCTACAGCACCCATAAGAAAATTCATACTATTTTGATCTAATATTTCTTTTGCTTCTTCTTTAATTGTTTTAATTCTGTGATAAAGCTGTTGTTTAAATCTAGGTCCTAATCTTTCAATGGGGCGACCAGCTTCAATTAAATCTTTTTTATTGACTAATAATTCAGATTCATTAAAAAATTTATATTGTTTACCTAAACTACCCGTTACATCAAAATCATAACCACCAGTCATTATAGGATTTATATAAGCTAAAACTTTATCTTTAGGTATTATGTATTCAATAATGCTACCATCTTCTGCATATATGCCTTCTTCTACTTCTTCACGGGCATCTATTTCTGGAGATTCACCAAAAACTACATCATCTATATCTTTACGAGAAAATTGTTCTGCTACTGTGCGATTAAATGTTACAGGCACAACATCATATTCATCTTGAATATTGCCACCACGATAAACTACTATTTGTTCTGGAAAATTACTTAGTGTTTCTCTAGTAATAGAATTAATATCTTCTTGTAATTGTATCACTGTGTTTATACTCCAACCATCTAAACCAAGTGTGTCCATAAAATAATTTTCATCATTTTCTAAAATAGCAGCTATTGAATCTGAACCATCTGCTTGTGCTTGTCTTATTACTCTATCTATTAATGGTTGTCTTTCTTTATCAAAATCACTATATTTATCTTTAAGAGACTGCCAAGTAATAGGTATTGGTTTGTTATTATCAGTAATTCCTTTAAGTCGTGTTACTAGTGAAATTTCTCTTTCAGGAGTAATTCTACCCTCTGTTCTGACTAGACTATATTTGGTAGTAGATTGTGGTAAAACTGGTTTAACAGGAAATACAGGTGATTGTTTTAATACTATAGCATCTTTACTTACACCAAATAATCCTTTGTTTTTATAAGGATTAGATATTGTAGGATTGTTTCTTAAATTAATTAAATCAGGGTGAAACAATACATCACTAAAATTTAAATTAAATCCTCTTATTTGATGTGGATTACCTGATATAGAATGATATTGACTATCTCCTAATCGTGCTGCCATCATAGCTTCATTTTTTTTATCATATACTATTGCTACTTTATCTCCAGTAGGAATATCACCCACAAAATAAAATGTTTTTATGCCATTAGATTTATTTTTAGCTTCTTTTCTTAATAATGTTTGTGTTGCTTGATAAGCCACTTGGCTCATTTCTCTTAGTCCGTTTTTATCTGGTGTTGGAAATCTTCTTTTAACTAAATATTCATTTAAAACATTAGAGCTTTGATACATAAGATTTGTCCATACACTCATATCATCACTAAACTGACCATCTTCTATACCCATAATATATTCTGTATATAGTCTTGGTGGTTTAGTGAGTAAGTCTTTTCTAAATTTATATTTTAAACTTGGGGCATCTTCTATTGGTCTTGCAGAAAGTGGTGCATCATCTTCACTATTAATATCAAAACCTAAGTTAATTGCACTATCATTAATTTCATTAAACTTAGTTCTTATTCTGTCTAACTCTAATGTTGTTCTAACTTTACCTGTTTCTCTATTTGCAAGTTTGCCACTTAAACTTCTTTCAACAATATCATTAGCTGTTTGAAATCCATTTTCATTTAAAGCATTTACTGTTCTTTCAAAAAATGTACTAACTTTATTTAATATTGAGGCAGGTCTGCCTGTAACATTTTTTTTATTGTCTATGTAATCTTCATAAACTTTGGCAATACCTTCTTCTACAATATCAGCATCATTATCATATTCTGGTCTGCCACCATATTCTTCTAAAGCTAACTCATAATATGTTTTATCATTATTTTTTGGCTTTGTATTACGCACATAATTAACTAAAGTGTTGTACTCTGCTTCTGTAAATACATCAGCTTGTCTAAGAGAGTGCCATGATTCGTGACCTAATACTCTTGCTAAATCATCTAAAGATTGTTCAGGGTTGTTTTTAAAATCTAAACCTGCTCTATCTATAGCTACAATAATCTCATTAAATACAGGATTAAAAGCACCTTCTGCATCTCTATTAATATTACCTTGTTGATCTCTAATATATTTTTCAAATTTAATTCCAACTTCAGGTGGTAAATTTTTTCTAAAACTTTCTATTAAATTATCTAAATCTTGATTAACCTCTAGTGTTTCTTCATCTACTAATACACCCTCATCAGTAAATTTTTTATTACCTGTACCTTTAAATTTAAACTTTCCATTCTTTTCTTCTACATAACCAGCAGTGATAAAGTCTTGTCTTAGTCTTTTTGCAGCAACACCATTTAAACCAGTAGCTTCTCTAATAGTTTTTAGAGTAGGCTTACTTGTTTCTGTAATCGCTTGTAAGGCTTTGTTATAATCATTAAGGGAGTATGACCTGTTTGAAAAATCAGGCAACGAGATAAGCTCTGGTGAGCTAGGAAGTCTATTAATAACAGAATACAGCACTCTTTTTTGTGCAATACTCATTTTATTAATATCTGTTTCGGCAGTATATTGTAAAGCTAACTGTTTAAAAGCATCGCTATTTACATCAAACTCTACATTTTTATCTTTAAATAATTTTTTAAAGGTAGCTTCTGTAATGCTTTTTGGTGAAGGTGTTTCTCCAAGAATACCGCTTTCACTTCTTGTAGTCATAATTTTATCAAACTGTTTCTTTGATAAATTATCTTTTAATACATTAATTGGTACTTGCAGTTTATTACCTGTTGCATCTGTAATAGTTTTAATTACATCAGGTGCAACTCCAATACTTTCTAATTCTTGTATGCTTATTCCATCATAAAATGGATTTGAAAATGCTTGACCTAAGTTAGATATAAAAGGATTAGCAGGATCAAGATTTTGCATCTCAATATAATCATTAGTTTTTTCTACACCATACTGTGTTTGTGATAACAAATTTAGAGATGCTACTACTTTTCCTGCCACTTCTAATGAAGGATAACTATATGTTTCATTTGTATTTGGATTGCTTATTGAATTACCTTGATAATCAACAATCGTAAAAGTGCCATCTGCTAATTGTTTTGTAAGGAATATATTAGGAACTGTTACATCGGGAGTAACTATTTTTGATGGAAACTGCTCAGGATTTTGTCCTTTATTAGTATAGTTAGAATATATATTTAAAGCCTCAACTAACTCTGATCTTTCATTAACCTCGTTAACAGCATTAGCTCTAGCTTCTATTGGATTTTGACCTGCATTAATATTATTAGTAGTTTTTAATTCAACTAAATTTATTAATTTGATAAGATCATTTTGAGGTGCACCTTCTACTTGACCTCTTTGTAAAGTATTATAAAAATCTTTTGTTATTCTTAATTGTTCTTCTGCTTTTAAATTTTGAGCTTCTTGCGAATATTGACGACCAGCAGCCACTTGACCAAATGCAGCTTCAGCAGGGGCAAAACCAAACTCCCCTATAATTTCCATAGCTACATCGCCAACTCTTATTTCTTCTCCTTCTTCTAAGGTAGCAAGTTGTGCAAAGTATTCACCACTACCACCTAAAGTACCTTGTATTGCAGGTTGAGTAACTAATGAGTTCATTGCTTGTCTAGCAAAAATATTAGATATAGCTTTAGGTGCCATTAATTTAGTAGCAAACCCAAAAGATAAACCATCAAAAGAACCTATGATTGCACCTCTAGTTCTTGCATACTTTTCAGCTTCTGATACTAATTTTTTATCGCTCATGTATCTAGCAACTGAATCAGAATCACTTGGGTTCATTCCATTTTTTACCATGTATTCAGTAAAAGAATGGGCTGCATCTATAGAGCCTGATGTA